CTACCTAAAGTATTTTTGACACGATTTGTACCCGTTGCTGTAGATCTAACACCTAGACCACCAGCTGCTTCACGGATGTCACCGAATAAATCGGATTCGTTACCAACAAAGTCACGCATACGTTTTCGATCAAACTTAATTTTCTTGACCTTTGTCTTATCTTTGTTTAGCTTAAAGTTATTCAAAGGATCATCGTCATCACGCTTAAGGTAATTAGTTAGCGGTCTCGACAATTTCTTTAAAGTTCGTTTTTTATCTTTGTCATATTTTTCAGCCAGTGAATTATATTTGTTAAACGCAAGACCTGACTTTTGACGACCATACTTTGCAGGATCAATTGTCATCCGTTGAGTAGCGGAACTTTTAAGATCTTTTAGATATTTTCTACTTTCCCTAGTCTCTCCAGAATAGAGCTCTTTGTACCTGTTGATTTTCTCAGTCAGTGGCTTGTTTTTACCAATCAACCTTTTGTAGATATTCTTTCTGACTCTAGTACGTTCTAGTACATTCTTAATTTTCTCAGGTGGTTTGTCTGGCTTATCTGGTTCAGGTTTGTTTAGATCAATCTTAAGCTTTCTTACAACACTCTTACCAATCTTTGCTTCTGTTTCCTTAGCAACTTTTTCAGTTTGGTTTTTAACAAAGTTCTTGCGAATACCAAGCTTATCAAATTTCTTTGTTGGTAAGGCGTTAATCTCCTCCTTACTTATCCTCCCATCTTCAGCAGCGTTTTTAATCTGCCTAATAATCTGGTTCTTTTTTTGTTGCTTGTTTCTTTTTTTACCCATTGGATTCCTCCATATATTTAATCACCCACTCAACAACACTACGTTGACCAGAGCGGTACATAACTTTTTGCATTGAATCATCAGGTGTAGGGTTAGTGGGTGGAAAGGATTCTTCTAGTGCATGAATTAATCCACGGGATTGCATCCCATAGACCTCAAGCATATTGGGGGAGGTTGACATTGCTGTGCTCGAAGAAAGAAGGCATTCTTGCTGCCTTCGTAAAAGAAAGTTCTGGTGCTTTGCCTTGATACATCAGCTTGTCACTAGAATCTAGCCAAAATTTTTTATCCAAATATTTATCGGATGCACCAACCTTAAGTGGTTGCATCACCCAGTTAATCGTGGCCAGGCGGAGCTTATCAAGACTAGGAGAGATATCAAGCCCCAGCTCCCGACAAACAAGACTATTGGTAGCAACATGAATTTGTTCCAAGTGTTATCGTAAAGGCTCTTTATCCTTTACTTCTACATCTTTACCATTGATGCAGGTCAGACTATATCTTCACCAAAAGGTGCTAGGCACTCGTGTCTCCATTACTGTGTTTCCACTCGGGAGTTAGTCGTTGAACCTTCCAGCTTGTAGGCTGGCTTGGCTGCTGATTGTCCATATTAGGAGGAGTTCCAGCAATTCACCTAGTTTTTTATAGTAGAAACCAACAATTCAATCTCTACTTATATCTGCGGATGTTGTTCTCATTCCAGCGTCACCAGTAGCGCGGAAGAATGGTAGAAGAACGAAGAAAATCGCACGCTCGGCAACCATCGCTTTGGTAATCGTGTGATCAGGATGTGCCATCCAAGCCTCACGTAACCGAAGCGCTTCAGCCTCAGCCTTTTCATCAACACCGTAAGCATTGGCAATGTAACCAAGTGCGACGTCGTGATTTTCCTCGTCTTTGATATTGGATTGAAGGAGGCTACGCGCCGCCTCTGGTACTTCGGTAGCCAACGCGTCACGGATAAAATCTCCCACAGGTAGTTCCATATGTCTCAAGGCAAGTGCACGGTGAATCGTGGCCTCCGCGCCTTCTTTGCATGTACCAGCACTCACCTGTACTGGTGTCCATTTTCTTTTTCTGTTTAGTAGTTTCTGATAAGGGTTCATTCTTGACAATCACATTCAGGTTCTTTTAAAAGATCCTCCAAGTAATCGTTGACATCAGTTTCATTCAAAGCTGCATACGCGCTTGACTTATCCTGTACGTCGCCCATCACTTGCAGGCTGTAGTAAAGGGATGTCTGGGGCGATTGCAGCCACTCTTCAATAAACTCGTGATCCATGGTGACCATATCTGACCACCAGTTCTGAGAGTATCCGTGAAGAAGTCCAGTCCTATCCAACAAAATCATAATGTTGTCGGATACTTTCTTGAATGCCTCCCATCCGACAGCAGAGGCAATTTCTACGTCACCGTAGTTATATGTTTGTACACCAAAGGTGCCACTGTCTCGATCAACAGTACGTCCAATAGGTGGTGCAATTTCAGGGGTAGCTGTGTAGCCATCTAAGTCCTGTGAGCGGTAGCTACAAGACGCTGTAGGGGCGATAGCAAAGGCTCGGTCCATACGATGAGCACGAGCTACAGCAGCAGCACCCTCAATGCCTTCTGCAAGACACTTAGCAAGTTCATAAGCAGCTGATGCTTTCACTTCACCGTTGACATATTGCTCTAGTCCATCCCCAAATTGTTTGTAGGTTATTCCGTACCTTCGTAGGAGGTTGGCAAGACCGAGCATTCCGAGTCCGACTTGTCTGTCAGTTTCAGGTGAGAGGTACTCTCCACTATTGTCGACACCAGTTCGAGCGTGGAGGAGACACAATTCCTGCATACCCTGAACGAAAGCGGTATGGATAGTGTCGAACTCACAGGCTGCAAGATTGATATGTTGCAGCAAGCATGTGCCGCGTGATCGCAAGTAAACTTCAAGGCAGACATTACCAAAAATACGTTCTCCATTTTTGTCGTATTTAACTTTGTTTAGCCAAATATCACCACGCTTCATACCTTCAATGAGTTTGATAGATGTTTCATCATCCATCGACTCCCACCATTCATCTGTGATATCTACGCAACGTTTGACCCAAGGAAGCTGTTCACGTGGTGCATCAATGAACTCTTCGATGTCAGGATGATTAGCATCAAGATGTAAAACTATTGCTCCGTTTTTGTATCGATTTCCTCTTCGGATAACTTCGTTAAGTGCCGAATAGATTCGTCCAAATGATACAGGACCAGACGGCAGTACGCCAGATTTTCTCTCGACTCCTTTTGCATCGAGTTTTGATAGATGGATAGCAACGCCTGCCCCTCGTCTAAGAGCATGACTCGCAAATTTGAAAGATGCCTCAATTCCATTGGGTCCTTCCATTTCATTTTCACACACATAAACCGTGCACGACACGGGGAGACGCCCAGTTGGATCATCAATCCAAGATTGGACACGTCCAGTTCTAGAAATAAGTTCAGCCATTAACAAGTTCTTTGAGATTAGGTGGTTGGTAGTTAGGTCCTTTCAGAATTTTTCCGTCAGAACGGCGGATGGGTTTACCATCAAGTCCAAGCTTGGACATGTTTGATTTATGAACGCGATCCATTGCTTCCTCTAGATCCCATTCCATGTTTTCTGCGTATTGAAAGCAGACATATACAAGGTCAGCTAATTCTTTCAGCTCAGCCTCATAGCCTTCCTCTGCTGCTGCATACAGGAACTCTTTGAACTCCTCAACGATCAAATCTCGTTGCATGGTCCGGTTCGTCCGGCCATTCTGGACGCCGTAAGCGGAACGAAACTCTTGTGCTTGGTCGCTCAGACTCTGTGCTTTGCAATGCATGTAGTTCATCTTCAAGGTAGTGGATAGCTTTTTTAATGTCTTCAATCTCGGTTCCAGTACCTTTGAAACCGGCACGGCAAATGTACTTTATCGAGTTACCTCGATGATAATTGAGACCTTGATCGCGAATAAAGTCCCAGACTTCTATTGATCCGCGACAGTAGTGGGTAGGGTGTTTGGCCATTGTTTTACTAAGTTGCTAACAGTATTTGAAAGGACAAAGTTCTGTCGTTGTAAAGCAACAAAGACAGTGATTAGATCTTCTTTGTCAGCTTTGGGTAGGAGATCATCTAGTCTCCTCATCTTGAACTCCTGCTCCATCGTCAACTGTGTAATCGGGGCGGGGGGTCCAAGGAATAACGGTTCTGTTGATTGGGTCATAGTCTTTACTGGTAAGGATTCGTGCTAGGCGTGCGTTCATTAAGGCAGCGTCTTCACCAAGATCCTTTTCAGCAAAAGCTTTGATGACTGTTTCCCAGCTGTACCCGTCTTTGTCAAACAAAGCCACTGCTCGCTTAATTCCTATGCCGGGGACACCGCTGAATCCGTCAGTTTGGTCCCCCGCAAGTGTTTGAATCAAGTGCCACTTAGCACCTTCCTCTGGTGTAACGATGATGGTTTCGTCAAAGTTGTAAAGACGACCAGGGATCTGACGCATGTCTTTATCAGGGCTGACGATAATATTGCCAGGGTTATCAGTAGCGTAGATACCCATGGCATCATCAGCTTCTAGCTCTGGCATCCTGATTACTTCATACTCATTAGTCAGTTCTTTAATGACCCTTCGATAGCCGCACGGCTTCTTACGATTTCGATGGCCTTTGTATTCAGCAAAAATTTTCTTCCTGAAATTCTTTGAGTCACTAAAGAATAGGATCAGCTCAGGCTCATCCCACATAAATTCGTTCTTAATTTTATTTAGTTCTCTGAGAACATTGTTGTACGCTTCACTAAACCTACTGGTTACTAGGATGACATCGTCACCCCAATTGATTTCTGTTTCAGCAGCAGCGCAAGATTTATAGACAATAAAGTCTGCGTCTACTAGTAGCTTCATCCGTATTTTTTAAAGTACCACGCCAAGAACTCACGACATTTTTCTTGCCGACGTTCACCAAGATATGGATACAAGGCTTGGACTACATTAAAAATCTCTTGGGTTTTATTGAGGACCCAATGTGCATAAGGCTTATGTTGCTCTTGCTGTGAAGGACTTTTACGGAGACCGTAAAGAGTGCCACAATTAATTGCTGTATAAAAATCATACAGGCAATCATAATCAGTCATCTTAATCTTACACTGCCAATAGCCATTATTTACAAGGCTAAGACAACCTTCACCCTCAAATAAACCTGCACACCATTCAAGACTCTTAGTGTGTTTCGGCCCAGTTCCTCCCGATTTTAGATTCTGCTGCGATAGGGATTCTAAGGTTGTAGTATTCTCCAGCAGAGACTGCTGCATATTCAAGGGCAGCTGCAAGGTCTTTTGCATCCCTTGGTTCGCATTCAAATTGTAGTTCGTCATGTATAAAAGCTAGCTGTGATGCACACAGCCCTAGGTGGTTAATAATTTCATGAACAAGTACCATTTGCCGCTTCGCAATTACACTTGCGCCCGACTGCAAAAGGTAGTTTAAACATTTGTGAGGGCTATCAAGAATGATCTTTCGACCATCAATTGATTTAACCCAGCCACGTTTAGCAGCTGTATTAATACTGTCTAGTAATTGAGCCATGCCAGGAATGGCTGCTACAAACGCTGCACGTATTTCTTTGCCTTGCTTTTTAGCTTCAGCTGATGATAACTGTGGGTCAACACTATGACCTATTTTTTCATCACCTGCTCCATAGCACCAGGCAAAGACCAGCCGTTTCGCAGCTCGTCTTGTAACACCGACTGCATCTGCGTTAGCTTGGTGGATGTCTCCGTTGATGAGGGTATCTCCAAAGTCGGAGCTAAATTTTCCAAGGTAATTGGCGAGCATCCTAAGCTCGATGCCACTAAGATCGGCAGCCACCATGATTTGACCAGGGGATGCTGTAAATAACTTTCTAAATTCATTGTTACTGTTTACGGCCGCTAGATTTGGTTTACGGTGAGCACATCTGTGGGTGGCTGTAGCAACTGAACAGTGATGGTGAATACGACTAGACGTCGTACATAGCTTCAGCCAAGCGTTCGTGCCGTTCGATAGGGTGCCAAGCATTTTGGTTACCGTCAAACATCTCGCGAACATCGTAGAAATCTCTGATCCAATCTCGGTCAGAATTACTTCGTCGATAACTGGTTTCCCAGTAGTTGTCATCTGCTTTGGAATCCAGCCATAAAATGTTTGCAATATCCATGAGATATGATCGCGGGATGTTGGGTTAAGTTCTTTTAATCGAGTGAAGGGGGCGCCTTCGATGTAGCCGCTAGTTTTGTTATTTCGTTTTGGAGTGAACTCAATTCCTGCGACGTAAGCGTGTCGCGTGCGAAGTACTTTTTCAAGATCTTGAAGTTCTTGTTGGAGAGACGATGCAAGTTCCCATGCAGACCTCTCATCGAAATACCATCCATGTTGTTCTTGTTTAGTAAGGATTTTTGCGACTTCGTGCTCTAACGAAACCCACTCAGGAAGGGGCGGAAATGATCGCATAGTTTTTTAGTTACGTTGACATCTTGTATGCAGTAGTCCTGCATTTCTTGAGACCACTCTTTCCAATCTGTGGTCTTACCAAACTCACCTTTGTATTCACCTAATCTGTAACCGTAGGATTCAAGTGAGTGTCTTCCACGTAGCTGAAGTGGCATACGACTATTATCCAATTTCTTGTCTACATCTTGCATGTTTGAATGATAAAGACGTGACAACAAGAGAGTATCTACAACCAAAGCATTACATTTAAACCATGGGTAGATCTTTTCAATAACAGGAATATCGTATCCAATAACATTATGGCCGCAGATAGAATCTGCTTCTTCTAGCAGCTGAATACCTCTAACAATCGGTTCTTCAGAACCCTTGTCGTTGTAAACAAACGTTTGATCACTTTCAGAATCGTAGATGACCAAACAGTGGATACAGGTAACATCATTCAGCAGACCGTCCGTTTCCAGATCGAACACCAGCATGTTTCCAGATGTAAGTTTTGTCGATAAATTGTGCGCGCTTAACCATCTCTTCAGTAGGAGGATTAGGCTTTTTAAAAGTCAGGGGTTGCATCGAATGGGTTTGATTCATAAAACTTGCACTTTTCTTTGTCGTATTTCAATTGACATGCGATGCCCGTCTCGCCAGTAAAGCGATTTTTAAGGACTCGCACAGTTGTATCAGCGTGTTCATCTGTACTCTGTTGATCCCGTTCGAGTCCAATGACTGCGTCAGAGATTTGGCTAATAGAGTGGCTTCCACGCAATTGTCCAAGTGATACTTTTGCTCCATCTTCATGTCCTCTGTCACCTTGTGCTCTCCTTAAATGTGATACTAAAAACATAGAAATGCCTGTCTCTTCACACAAAGACCTGAGCTTGGTCATTGTGTTATCAATCATTTTTCTTTCGTCTCCATCTAACCCTGACAACAGGATTGAGAGGTGATCTAGAAATACAACCCTGCAGTCAAGTCCTGCAGCGAGGTAGCGAATCCTGGAGATGATGTTGTCAGGATCGAAAGAACCAAAGCCATCAAAAAGAAAGAGGTTCCAGTTAGCAAGAGTGTTTTGATAAGCCTCGGTGAGATCAGATCGTTCATGGTTACCTATGTGGAATTGTTTACCGCAAGCGGCGGACATTAATCCGAGTGCTGTACGTCTGTTTGACTCTTCAAGTGCCACGTACCCAACTCGCTCCCCTTTACTGAGGAAGTAAGCTGCAAATTCACGGCATAGGGATGATTTACCCTGGCCAGTTCCACTAGTAATCGTGACAAGCTCGCCACTCCTGACCCCTTGTAGTTTTTCTTGTAATCCTGCGTATGGATACTCATGAATGCAATCTTGTTGAGGTTCAATGACAAGTGAAAGTAGTGTCTTACCATCAACAATGCCATCAGGTTTATAGACCTGAGCATTCCAGATAGCTTGACGTACTGCTTCAAGATTGTCGTCTTGAGCAGCCTCTGAAGCATCTTTATATCCTTTTAAATCAGCGATCTTTACCTTGCCAGGTGGCAATACACTCGCTGCTTCCTGTGTTGCCTTACGTCCAGCATCATCATGGTCAAAGAACAGGACAACTTCATCCCAATTCTCTAACCACTCATAGTTATGCTTGATTGATTTCTTGGCCGCGGCTGCACCGTAAGGTAGAGAGACAGCCTCCCATGTTGGGAAAGCTTCTCTACATGTAGCCGCGTCTAATTCGCCTTCGCAGATGACCATCCTTTTTCCTTTATGTCGGAACAGGTGTTGGCCAAAAAATTTTCCGTCAGATTCTCCTTCGTATTTGAACTCTTTGTTTTTAGTTTTAGTTTTTATTCCAACAACTCGTCCAGAGCTGTCACGATAATGGAAGCATAGGAGTTCTCCATCTGCATGGATCCCGTACTCTTCGCAGACTCGTTCGGAGATTCCTCGTTTAAAAAGACGTCTCGGAAATCCTCTGGGTTCCATTCGCTGTACATAGGTGGTTGGTTTGTGATTGTGAACATTGCCGTCTCCGCCTTTCCAGGTGTGACAGACAAAACAGAAGGAATGTCCATCTGAATAGAGGCTGTTGCCATCCGATGAACCACACTCTTCACAAGGTATGTGTCGTTCAAACTCGCTGGTCATATCAGCCATTTGAGTGGAATATTTGCCCATGATGTCCATGGGATGCCAAGCTTTTCACAGTACTTGGCGTATGTTGTCTTTGATTTTTTGCTGATTTTATTGAAGGGTGCCTGAAAAACCATACGAAGATCAATGTCAGGATTTTGTTCCTTGACTGCCTTGACCTTGCGACGATCAGCACTATCCCAGTATCCCTTACATTCCAACCAGATTCCATTTGGTAAAACGAAATCTGGCGTATAGGAATGATGGATTACATACGGGACTTTGGTGCTTTCATATTCATACTTGACACCTAGCTCGACGAGAAGGTCAGCAACCTTCTCCTCCAGCCCAGACCTGAATGCCATCTAATTTGATTGAGTTTTTAATGTAAGAAACGCCGCGATACTTAAGGAGTTGCTCACGTTGAGCAGCTTTTTGTTCACGTACACGCTGACGAAGTTCGACTTGTGGCATGATTAATTCCTTTAGTACCTGATCCCCGTTCCATGATCAGATGTTATGCGTCTATGTAAGATTCCAATACAATCTTGGTGAATTGCAATGCCAAGTAATCAATTGATTCTTGTTCTTCTGGATCACCACCAGGCCATCGTTCTTTGTAGACACGTAGTGCGTCACGAAGAATGACAGCAGCGTCAGTTGTAAGAGTAATGTTAAACATAGATGAACGTACGTTTCTTAGCCAATTACTGGGGCTGTATGTGTAGCCAGGTCGAGGGGGAAGTTGTGAGCGTTGCGCTCGTGCATCACCTCTAGACCAAGACCGGCACGGTTCAAAATGTCAGCCCATGTATTGATCACATGACCATCACGGGAGACGATTGATTGATTAAAGTTAAAACCATTTAGGTTGAACGCCATCGTAGAGACACCAAGGCTGGTAAACCAAATGCCAACAACAGGCCAAGCGGCAAGGAAAAAGTGGAGAGAACGACTGTTGTTAAAACTAGCGTACTGAAAAATAAGCCGACCAAAATAGCCGTGCGCTGCAACGATGTTATAGGTCTCTTCCTCTTGACCAAATTTGTAGCCATTGTTTTGAGATACCTCTTCAGTTGTCTCACGAATAAGTGAAGACGTGACCAAACTGCCGTGCATGGCAGAGAACAAAGCCCCACCAAATACACCGGCAACACCAAGCATATGGAAAGGATGCATAAGAATATTATGTTCGGCTTGGAAGACGAGCATAAAGTTGAAGGTTCCTGAGATGCCAAGGGGCATGCCATCAGAGAAGCTACCTTGTCCAAATGGGTAAATAAGAAAGACCGCAGAAGCTGCGGCAACTGGCGCAGAATAAGCAATAAAGATCCATGGCCTCATTCCGAGGCGATAACTGAGCTCCCACTCACGTCCCATATAGCAAAAGACACCGAGCAGGAAATGGAAGACGACCAATTGGTACGGTCCGCCGTTATAAAGCCATTCGTCCATAGAACTCGCTTCCCACACAGGGTACAAGTGCAGACCGATGGCGTTGCTGGAAGGCACGACAGCGCCGGAGATGATGTTATTTCCATACATCAAAGAACCTGAGACAGGCTCACGAATCCCGTCAATATCGACAGGTGGCGCTGCAATGAACGCCGTAATAAAACAAATAGCAGCAGCTAGTAAACACGGAATCATTAGTGTTCCGAACCAGCCGACATAAAGACGGTTATTTGTGGACGTCACCCACGAACAGAAGTCCTCCCAGGTTTGAGAGGCAGGCTGTTTAATTGATACAGAAGTCATAATTAAAAACCAACCCACCCACCACAATTAGTTGATCAGAAGTTGTACTTCAGACCTACTTTTGTGCCGTAGCTGTTGTCCTCATCACCCGTGATGAATGACACCTCTCCATAGGCTCCAAGCTTTTCCGTCAATCCAACGGATCCACCTGCTTTACCTGAGAGTTCTACGGAAGTGTCGCCACCATCGGGGGCAACGATACTAGGACCTCCCTGGATATACCAGTTTGATCCTTCATAACCAATATGGTTATCAATAACAGAGCCAATATAATCAGACCCAGCAGTTGCAGAGTTTGATTCGACGTTCACATAGGGACCAGCAATTGCGGCACCATGTGCCATGCCGAGGAGGATACCGGCAGCGATAATAGATTTCATGTGTTGTTAATTAAGCTTTTTTCTTAGAAGTTTTAGCAGTTTTAGCTGCGCGTTTGAAGTTAGCGGCCGTGGGTGCTCCTTTAGACCCAGGCTTTCTCATTTTTTCACCACTGCCTGCAGCAATACGCCTACGTTTAGCAGCGATGTTTTCATACAATCCAGACTTAGCCATTACTTTTTCTTGCCACCTTTTGCAGGTGGACGACCTTTTTTAGATCCGTATGTTCCTGGTCCTTGAGGCATCACCAAACTCCTGGGATAATTTGTCCAGTCAAGGCGTACGCACCAAGCGCAGCCATGACACCTAGCATTGCCAGGCGTCCATTGAGCCTTTCAGCTCGTTCGTTTTGTGTTTCAGTTACGTTCATAACTTGCATTGGTGGTTCTTTTGCGTAGATGTTTGTTCGACCGTCGTCTTCAATAACTGTTGTCATCAGGGACTATCCAGTGTGTATATAAATCGTCGTAACACTTTCAGAAATCGTCTTCAACTTCGTGGGTGGTTACGTTTGGGTCATTTGTTTTGAACCCTTGTGTCGTACCAAACATCTCGGCAACATCTTCAGGTGCCATATCACCTGTATCAACACCTGCTTGACTATTACAAGTAACGACCTGTACGCCAACTAGTTTTAGAGATGTACCGTAGGTAATTTTATCAGCGAGTACGTAAGGTTTCTGATAGAACGCCAGTTTTACTTGGCTACCAGAATAAACAGGTGTACGTGTATCAGTGACTGGTGTTCCTTCAGTGTCAACGATGGGAGGTTTAGTCTCTTCGTTCCAACTGAATTTAACAATGTACTTACCTTCTGATACCTCTTCCCAAGGTTCAGGTCTTTCAACTACACGTTTAGGGTTTTTTACTTTCGACAAACACCATTTGACTAGGTCAACGCGGTCATCTTCTAGTTTAGTAATTAGTTCATCGTCAATAATAGCCTTCAATGAAAAGCCATATTTAGACGGTTGCATTACAGCCTGATAGCCCTCAAGGACAACAGGCTCTGGAGTTACAAATGTGTTTCTTGCCATTAACAAAAGAAATATGTGGATTCAATTACTGACTCAGGTTTTAACGTGTCAATAATCGGGGGTTCAGATTCAGCGCCAATTTGTTGCGCCCAATCCGTTAAATAGTCATGCTCCGCAAATAGGTGCATGTATGTCTCACGAATGATCTGTGAAAGCACAGACATGTTAGTAGCACGACATAGAACCGAGTCGTGTATGAGGGAAATCGGAGCGTCGAAGCGTATTGCAGATAGGTGTAAAAGGGATGCATCAAGTGAATGGATAGCGTTGGCACTAGTTGCGTTTTTATGGTGGTTTTTATCAACTTGATCAGTATCACCTTCTGCAACTGTTACTTTGCAGCTACCAAGCAATTGTAATTCAATTCGTTTGGTATCTTTTTTCATTAGTTTCTGTGTTACCACAAAACCTGAAGGTGTGACCCAACTAAGAGAATTTGCACCACGATCAATAACATGACTAACTTCTTTCTCGATCCATTTCATAATTTGCATGGGACCAGGAAAGATCTTATTCATTGCATCACGTACTGCTTTAACAACTAGTGTGAGATCGTCCTTTTCAATTTCAAATCCTTTTTCTTTTAAAGCTTCACGTATGTATGATCTATTTGAAAAAGGTTTTGCATTGTAAGGTATCGTCATAACGGTTTTTTTTGTCACCTTTCTGTCCATGTATGGACGGATGTGTTCTGGTACATGAGGTTTTGCCTCTTCAGCAATCACTTTGTAAGCGTCTTGTGGCCTATCACTAGGTAAAACGTTGGTAAGCTCAGCTGTACTAGCACAGCGACATAAGCCGCTCAGAACTTGAAGTCCTGAAGCAGTGGCGTCCACTGCGACCGGCAGATTTGTGTACTGACGATCACATTTAATGACACAATGATAAAACTCATCACATGCAGCCAAGAAAGTCCAAGGCTCGGATGCTGCTTCCCATTCAGATAAATTACCGATTGGATCTTCAGCAACACGACTAATTAAATCGTGGTTTTCTGCTACCCATGACAATCGATCAGCCATGGTGTCTTTGTCTAGACCATATTGTGTGGCTACGCTAAAGGCCAACCATTCTTCAGCTTCAGGCGTCACAAAATCGTGATTGTGAAACTTTAGAAGTGATTTACCAAAGTCAGTATCTTGTGGCGACAAATATGGGGCAATTGGATAACATCTTCCACGGTAGTCAAAGCTCCAACAATGAAAGAACTTGTCTACGTCCTTGAATCTTTCTACCGCATTCATTGTCATCCTTGTTCTGCATGACTTTTGGAATGCTTGTGCGTTGATGTTGCAAACCTCAGCAGCTCGTCGCCTGTAATCGTGACGTGCTTCCTTGTTGGTAGCGATGTCAGGAGGTTTTGGTGGAAGAGGTATTTCAACAATGGGTAGGAATTTACCTACTGCAATTCCCCTTTCCATCAGTGTCTCAGCGACACCAACAACAAAGGGGTTCAACGTATAAGCAACCTTCTGAATCTTGTTCAGAAAGGCAACAGGGGTTTCTCCCTGTATAACTGTCGGGTTTCCCCGCCGCACCATGTCATAACCACGCATCACCTCGTTTAGAAGATATCCACCGTGCTTTCCGTCAGGTGTCCAGTCATTCGGCTCGATCAACATCGGCCAAGCAAGCGGACTGAATAGCTCTGCTTGAGCCATGATTTCGTCTTTACGCTCAATAAATGCGGGGGTTGGGCGTAGTTCTATGACTTGTTGACGTTTACCTTTGTAATAGCTGTTTTTCATGAAGTAACCACTGACTTCACAAATACAATCAAGCAACCAACCACCAAGTTTGACGCGGTTGATTTGACCCCAGGATTTCCAGTGGTCTACGTCATAACGGTTCATCAGTGTGGTGATGACCTTGACCTTTTGTTGTGTACCGATCGAGCGGTGAAAATAGTTCTCCTTTAATACGTTGAGGAGTCCTGGCACGTTGCGTTCGTAGTGACGCATCATGCATTCATTTTCAATGGCTTGACCGATAGAGCCCGTTACGTTCGTGATCGTCGCGTTGCCAGGCTTGACGCTGAACACACGATCAAAGGTGACCTTGAGTGCAATAGCAGCAGCAGCCTCAGGCTCTACGTCAGCAAGGAATCGAATGATTTCTTTGAATGCAACGCCTGCATTCCCTTGCCTTATCCGAACGTCAGTGTCTTGTATACGTGCAACCACAAGAGGCAGCAGCTGGTCAATAGACACAACTCCGTAAACAGAAGCGCTCGCATAGTTCTTGTTCTCTAGTTTTTTGGTGTTGTTGTGGAGGAGCTTTAAGCCTTGTCTGATCTGCTCTCTTTCAAGGGCAATCTGTTCGTCGATTTGTGCTGGTGTTGGCAATGAGATTCCGCGTTAGATCCGTGCATTACTTCTCTGTCCAAGTGCAACGGTGATTGTGAAAGGAAAGTCGGGGCGCGGACCCCGACCTTTTCATTAGTGAAATGTAGTTCCAGTAGTACCTGAAACTAGCGCGTCTACCAGATTCCGCCACATCCGCGTGTGGATTCCAGCGATGAGACTCGCTGAGAACTGTCGGCGTTCCCGACCGGTAGAGCCTACCAGAGCGACCGTTAGTCGCGCGTAGACCAGGCTTTCTGCCGTTCTATTTGGACGATGTGTTCGAGCATGTGCTCAACCCAATCCCCGTATAGATGTGATTGTCGACGAAAATCGTCTTCAAACTCCAAGCAGGAAGCAAGCGCTTGGACGCAATGAAACGTCACGCTTTCCATGTACTAGTTGTCAAGGTGCAAAAAGGGCAAGAGCCCAACCGTTGATAACGTGACCTGATCCATAGTCAAGTCTTAGATCATTGCCATTGCATCAAATGATGCTTTGTTAGTGATCTTGGCGTAGCGCAGTGTGGTTTCAATGCGTTTGTGTCCCATCAACCCCATCAGGGTTCTCATGGGTGTCCCTGCTTCGGCGTGCCACGTTGCGAAGGAATGCCTCAAAGAATGGAAGCAATAACCATCAGGTAATCCGACATAACGCCTGACCTTGCTGAAGGCCCTGGTCAGTTGATCTTTCCCCGACCAATCATCAAACACATGGACCGACGGAGAGGCCGCTTCTAGACGCTCATGGAGAGGTCTGGCGATACGTTCGTGAATAGGTACTGCCCTGTAATTACCAGCCTTGGTAACAACATCAGGCAAACCACCGACGTGGATTGTGTTTAATGAAAAAGAAACATCACGTGCCTTTAGCTTCAATAACTCACCTTGTCGCATACCTGTATAGGCAGCAACTTCAATGATTTCAGCTAAATCAGTGCGGTCAAAGACGTCAACTGATACATGAATCATTTGGTTGACTTCTTCCTTTGAATAGAAAAAGATACGACCTTCTGATTCTTTACGTCGCTTGAATTTAGGTGGTGGTGAACATAAATCATCAGCCGCACAGTGATTGAGAACTGTGTTAATTGCGCTAATGCAACGATTGATCGTGGAATTAGACATCCCGGTATCTTCAAGATCTACTGCGTACTGATTAACCAGAGCAGATGTAATCTTGGAGCAAGGGAAACTGCGTCCGTGAGCTTCAGTAAAATGACCAGCATTTATGATGTTGGTCTTTCGACTGTTACCGTTGCGCCATGAATCACGAGTATGAAGCGTGTAATCCACAGCCTCACCCCATGTGAATTGTTTAGCCATTGAGTTGGGTAGACAAACGGTTAGCGAGTTTGCGTCCTTCAGCTGTTAAACGAAGGATGCGTAAACGTTTATTTGGTTGGTAGACCTCCTTGGTTATGAGGTTGAGTCCTCGCTTTGGGTTGGTGCGATGCTCACCAGTTAGCCACGTTGTATTGCGCGACATGCTGGCGGCTGATAAGCCAAGGTCTTCTTGCATCCTGTCGGATGTGCAACCATCTTCACAGGCTGCGACATACAAGAAACAAGCGATGACCTGAGCAGGCATCTCAACATCAAGGACGCGGAGGGTTTCGATCACATCCAACAGACGAGTCATGTCGGTGCGAACGTTGACCTTTAGTGCGTCCATAGCGACCGATGCAAGAACTGCATAAGTCTAAACGAACCTTGCCTATGTGGAACGATACACCTGTACCATTTAGCCATAAGTCAAAGAAAGAAACCTCGTCAGTGGAAATACAGACATCAAACAGCCTCAAATGTGAACCTCCTGGCGGAGGTATTGAACTTGCAAATCATTCTCAAAAGGTGATGGGCTCGCAAAGAGTACGAGACTCAAGCTCGTCAAGCAACTGGGTATGCATTAAATGCATAAGCTCATCTTTGTGAGGATGTGCGTTGACATCTTTGACCAGTTGATCAGTCAGCCTCTTCGCTGTTTTGTCGCTCATCATCGTCGAAATCGTAGTCATCAAGCGGAAGTTGTGAAACGTAATGAATATTTTCAGGGGTGCATATCGTAAACTCGATATCATCCCGCTCTAGTAGTTGTTTGATTTTGTTCTCTGCAGCATGTGATCTTTGATACACGTATTCCTTGACCCTTCCGGTCAGCACGTGCTCTTCACGGATGATGCAGTTGATATTGCTAGGCAACGACCAACCACCGATTTTGTAGTCCATGATTTCCTCATAGGTATGAGTCATGAACATTTCATCAGGTGCGTCCTTGTATCGTTGCCAGTTGTTTGGGAAATACTTTCTACCACTCATCGATTCTGATTACATCTTTTAGAATTGCTTTACGGTTCTTGGACAACTCAAGCCCAGCCCATGCTGCGTGCTCTAAGTCGGGAGAATAGACATACTCTGTCCAAGTCTCCTTACCGTCTTTGAGTACTACTGCGAACTCACTGAGTCTTTGATTTCCTAACAGTGCCATGTGATTCCCTTGGGCGTGATTGTGATTTCCGACGTGCTGCTCTTGGTTTGGGTAGATACACATCACGTTTGACAAGTTCTTTGTAACGTGGCGTCCAAGGATGATTCGGGAAGTGATGCAACCAGCAGCCGATTGCATTTTTGATTAACCAATCATCAGTTTTTGGTGGAACCATTGAGCATTGTTAGGCAGAGTGAATAAAGGATTTACGATCAAGTAAATAAATGATGTTTACAAGTTGCTGTTTGGTGATCAGCTTTTTCTTGTAATCTTGGAGGGCTACGAGTTGGAGTTCTCGTATGTGTTCTTGAGTCATTTGTCTTTACCAATTGTTTGAGAGAGAAAAACAACTAAGGGTGAATCCCTCAAATAACCCGCCACACAGTTGTCTATGTGGAAGGGTTGTTAGCGGGAATCAACGAACGTTGGCTGAAACAGTTGGCGTTTGTGAATGGTTGGCTTGCATCATGGCTGGATTGCCAAGACAACAAACAGTGACAGCAGAAAGAGCTAGAAGAATGCGAAACATTAACCGAGCTCCACTGGATAAGCCTGTTTTTCTTCGATAGCAATTGGGGCGCTTTCTTTATCGTATTTGTTGACAAGAAACCAATCGAAATTGATTGCTTGAATACGATGACCAAAACAAAACTCACCAAGCAACGCATTTAAACGTGACTTAGTTGTATTGGTTTGATAGCCAGCGTCTGTAATGATCAACTTGTTGTGGTGATCATTAAGTAAGGCAATCTTGCTACCGTGCAACCGAATCACAACACCAAGCTCAGAGTTATGCACTGATGTGTTGCCGCTGTGCCAATCTTGACGACTGCGAACAGCTGCAAGCATTTGAGACTCAATCTTACGCATGATCTTTAATCAAGTGGAAAGGTAGGGACAAAGTCCCAGACAAAGGCAAGGGATTCGATCCCAGGCGTCGCGCCGTTGCCCTTGTGATTGTGACTAATAACCAAGTGGAAAGGTGAAGAAGAATTACTCAGCGTCGTCGTCTTGATCTTCGATGAATGTTTTAACAAACTCATCTCGATTTTCAAACAACGCCTCCGCTGTTTCTTCTTCGTCTTCAACATGACATTGAAGAAGCAAGGACATGTCAGAAAGAAATCCTTCGATGTCCTTGTTGATCATGTACACGTCAAAGTTGGCAGCTAGTGCCTCCAACATTGGGTTGTCTTCACTTAGCTCTCCCTTGTCTTTTAAAGATTGGAGAACTGTTTTAGTTGCAGTGGTCATGGTGAAATGCCTGGTGAATGTGAGTTAAAACAACTGCAATTATTTGTAGTGTCTTTCCCACGACTCGTTTAGGCATTCCTCACTGACTCCCAAAGCAATTAGCCGGGAGGCTGTGAGCTCGGCTTGATTTTTGAACATTGCCAATTGACTACTGCTGTAGTTTTTGATGGCAAAGATGAACTCGACAGAAAGAGCGTGGATAAGCTCGTTTTCTTGAGTGGTCATGATTAGAAATCAAGTGGAAAGGTGGGCACAAGGCCCAGGCAAGCGGTCAGGGATCGAACCTGGTCAAGTGGCACCAGCCACGCTTGCAGTGTGCTGTCCGCCCCTAGGCCCTGCTGAGATGCCGCTTGTTCGGTCGCCCTTCGCAGTGGGTGCTAGGTTTGGAGGTATTCAGTTGACTAGGTTCTGTACAGACCTTAAAGCAAGTGCAAAGGTCCGATGCATTGAATATACAGACTGATAGGTGATATGGCAAGGTCATCTAGTGAAATCAATTGGCAAAGTGTCACACGGCCTAGTGTTTGCAAGGGTTCTCAGCCAATAAATGGGAGGCCCGACAGATCGCAACATATTGAAACATTACGAGGCACGGTATCCACACGATATCGTGCACCATGCGCTCATATCCTAGTGAAATGCGCCAGTTATCACATCTAGCGCGGGGCATATGGGGGTGCGTCCGTCCTCCGCGTTATATAAATGGGTTAAAACATTTCTGTCATTTTTTCTTGGACCCAATATCCTGTTCTTTAGGACAATATCTAGGGCAACATTCAACCTCAGTAATAGGATATTTAGCGTTAACTATGACATCAACACCACATTCCCTACATTTTAACACCTTAACTGGATCTAATTCCATTGTTCTAAGCGATCACGTTGAAGGACAAAGGCACATTCGAGTATTTTATTATCATGATCCAAGGCTTGAATAACGTAAACATCAGGAGCCACGTTAACAAGACCCACAATAAGCATAGAAAACACGTACTCACACATACCAGACACCTGCTGCA